TATCTTAGACAACGAACCATTTACAAACCACGATGCACCACCTCAGAAATTGACGGCAGTCGCTGATTGGTTTCAAATGGCTGAGGACTTTCTTGATATGTTGATTAAGGAGTTCAACGTGCCGATACATTGGACGGAAGGAAACCATGATAATTGGTATAAAAGATGGCTAATGAAAAAGGCACCAATCTTATTTAACGATGCTTACTACACAATGTCATCAAGACTAAAACTTAGAGAGAAGGGAATCAAGTTTCATGACCAAGACGTTATCTTTATGGCAGGTAAACTCCCAATCACTCACGGACACTTATTAGTAAGGGGTGCATTTAGTCCAGTGAATCCATCAAAGGGAATCTTCAACAAACTAAAAGGCTCAATGCTTATAGGACATTGTCACCAAACCTCAGAACACTCTGAGAGTTTATTGGATGGTTCTTTGATAACTACATATTCAACGGGTTGCCTTTGCACACTTGCCCCAAGCTACGATCCTCACAATATGCGCCATAATTTAGGATTCGCAAGAGTAGAGATAAGGGATGGTGGGCAATACCGAGTACACAATAAAAGAATAGACTACTTTACAAAACAAATATACTAATGTGGATAGAAGTATTTGAACTAACCCAAAAGCAAGAAGAAGAAGACTTTTATAGTTTAACTGATTGCAATGTAGTAAAGAGATACTTTCTTACTATGGATAGCTTTGCCCCATACACCGACTATGACGGTTTAGAATACACCTCGTTTTATTCAGGAGGTATGGAATGGATTAGTTGGCTAAGCATTGACGAATTTGTAGAAACTTATATTAACCCAAAACAAGTATGAAACCAAAACGAAAAACCGACATTGACAAGTACAGTAAACAAGGAGAGGCAACACCAAAGATTAAACGCCCTCAGTTTACGAGTAACTTCACAACCGACAATAGACTATTCTATTTATATTTAGACATCATTAGACAAAAGTAATATGCACCCGACAAGAATATTTGCAACACCTGAACTATTAGAACAAGTCTTTGAAGATTACAAACATGACCTTAAAGAGCAATCCTATGAATGGAAGAAAGTACAGTATGTAGGGAAAGACGGAGACCGTGTAGAAGAACCTACAAAAGTACCTATGACATTAGAGGGATTCAAGAGATATTGCCGTAAGAATCACGGAGATGTAACGGAATACTTTTTAAATAGGAATAACTACTATGATGACTTCACCAATATCTGTTCGCACATTAAAGAGGAAATCAGAGAGAATCAAATAACTGGCGGTCTTTTAGGATTCTTTAACCCATCAATCACTCAAAGGCTGAACGGGTTAGTAGAGAAGCAAGAGACAACAATTAAGGAGCAACCCCTATTCCCTGACGAGCCAACTGTTTAATGTTCAAACGGACAACCTCCATAAATAAACTTCTAAAACTAACCAAACGGAAACGGGTAGTTCAGGGGGGAACGAGTGCAGGAAAAACCTTTGGCATACTCCCGATACTAATTGACTATGCAACCAAACACCCACGAACTGAGATAAGCGTAGTATCCGAAACGATACCCCATTTGCGCAGGGGGGCAATGAAAGATTTCTTGAAATTAATGGATTGGACGGGTAGATACATTGATACGAATTGGAATAGAACTTTACTGACTTATACTTTTGCAAACGGTAGTTACATCGAGTTCTTTAGTGCAGACCAAGAGGCAAAGTTAAGAGGGGCGAGAAGAAACATCCTTTACATTAACGAGGCGAACAACTTAACCTTTGAAGCTTACCATCAATTAGCCATAAGAACCTCACACCATATTTGGTTAGACTTTAACCCGACGGCTGAGTTTTGGGCGCATACCGAAGTATTAAAAGAGGATGACTCAGAGTTGATTATTCTAACATACCAAGACAACGAGAGCCTAAGTGATACAATCATAAGAGATATTGAGTCAGCTAAAGAAAAGGCTAAGACCTCAACATATTGGGAAAACTGGTGGCGTGTTTATGGACTCGGGGAGGTTGGCTCAGTGCAAGGAACTATCTTTAGTAATTGGTCCACCATAGACACCATCCCGAATGATGCAAGACTTTTAGGGATTGGATTAGACTTTGGATATTCAGTTGACCCGACGGCTTGTATTGGCATTTACAAGTACAATGATTCGTTTATCCTACACGAACTAATATACCAAAAGGAGTTAAGCAATAAGAATATTTTTGATCTAATAAGAAACGAGCCGACAATGGTAATTTGTGACAGTGCAGAACCGAAGTCAATAGCAGAACTGCAAAGCTACGGTCTTAAGTGTATGGGGGCTTTAAAGGGCAAGGATTCAATCCTACACGGAATACAACTGATACAACAACAAAACCTTTTAGTCACTAAACACTCAACAAACCTTATCAAAGAATTAAGAAGTTATGTTTGGGCAACTGACCGCAACAACAAACCAACTGGAGAACCTATTGAAATACACAACCACTTAATGGATGCTATGAGATACGGGTTTACTCACATAATACAACAACCAGGCTTAGGAACATACCGCATACGATGAACATTAAAACATACCAAGAACTTTACAACGCCATCAAGTTAGGCGACAACAATGAAATAAGAACGGCTTACAATGTCCTTTCAGTTTTAACCGGCAAACCTATTTCGGAATATAAACGCATGAAGTGGACTGACTTTCTAAAGGAGCAGGAAGGTGTAACCATTCCCGACATTAGCAGTTTTCCTGATGCTTGGGTAACTGAGTTTGAGGTTCAAGGGGAACGGTTCTTTGTGAATCAATATTTAACCGATTGGAACACCGAACAGTTTATCTCCATGTCATCTTTGACTAAGGAGAAAGAAGCGATAGTAGACAACCTGCATTTAATCTTAGCTACGATGTGCTATAAGGAGAAAGACGAGGACGTTCAGATGACTGAGTTTAATCGGAGGGCAGAGTTGTTTCAATTTCATTTAGATGTGGATGTCGCTTATCCTATCGGGTTTTTTTTTGCACTTCTTTTAGTGAAATTATCGGAGCATACCCAGTCCTCTTCAACAAAGAAAAGGAAACCGAAGAAGAAGAAACTGAGTCGGATTGGTTTAGTTCTAAGTGGTCTTGGTATGCAACGATTGACAAACTATTTGCGAAAGAAGATAGGAGTAAATTCCATTACTACTTTAAAATGAACGCTTACGACTTCCTTAATCATTTATGCTATTTAAAAGACAAGGCAGATAATCAACCAAAGAAATGACACTAAGCGACGAAATATTAAACAAGTGTGCCGATGTACTACTTGAGTGGGGCAACGAGAACGCTGAAAGTATGCGTAAGCTATTAAGAGAACGTCTTAAGCACAAAAAGACCGAGAGCAGATTAGCTGAGAGCATACACGCTAATGCACCCACAATTAAAGGTGGAGTCGTGACAATGGCAATCGACCTTAATGACTATTGGATGTTCATTGACTTAGGGGTAAAGGGTTTGATTAATAGTTCGGCAGTCGGTGTGCCTACAAAAACCTATACTAATAAAGATTACCCGAGTGGTTTCTCATTCAAGAACACATCTACACCGCCTCAAATGATTACCAACTTGCAGGACTTCATAGCGAGAAAAGGTATTCAAGCAAGAACAAGCAAGAATCAAAGTGCATTTGATGTTGTAGTTAGTAGTTTCCAAATGGCTTCCGCTATGGCCGATGCAATCAAACTAAAGGGTATTGACGGCACACGCTTCTATTCAGATACCTTTAACGATGAATCATACAACGAACTAACTAACAAGTTAAGTTTGATAATCGGTCAAGAGGTTGAGTTTAGACTTATAACCGAATTTAAAAGGTAGGTATTTTTAACCTCATTTAATATAATATAGATAATGGCAGTTACATTTATTCAACAACCTGACTTATTTGTTAGCGGTTTTGACCCTATCATTTATTTGGCGAGTTCAAACCAAACTACTCAAACGAACTTTAGATATAGGATTCAAGTCTTAGACGCTTCAGCTAATGTTATAACTGAATTGAGGAAACCTGCTTACTATGCTGACGGAACAGTGGACTTAGATGCTCATAGAATCATTGAAAACTATTTGAGTTATGACATGACTAATCTAATAGCAGGTTCAGTAGGTTTTAAAACGGGTGTAAACGTCTACAAGAAGTTTAAAGTTAACATTAGAGAAGAATACGGAACTGTTATTAGTGGTTATGCCAGTGCTGAGAGTACTTACATTTACGCTATCAATTCAGCGCAGACGTATTTAAAACAAATCAACTCACCAATAAACGGATTAGTTTATAAAGGTGTTCCTGCAACCTTTGGTACATTCTTAACCAACCAACCGAGTACAATAGATATTCGAGTAGGCGATTCTTACGAGTTAGGATTTTTAAACTATGCGACAAACGGCACGAATCAAATGAGAGTTAAGACTTATGATTTAGCAGGAACGCTTTTAAAGAGTTCAACCTTTACAAATACTTGGGTTGCAGACACCACCGATAAAGAACACTTCCTTTCAGTTTTAGTAGGTGCCAACGATTTAAACTCATGGACTGTGGCGAGTGGTTCGGCTCAACCGATGATAGCGGATAACGTGGCTAAGTATGAAATCAGTTTTGAAAACAACACCCCGACAATAGTTTCAAATACTTTAACTTTTAAAATAGATCGTGAATGCACACGAGACGGGAATTACAATCGTTTATTTTGGCTCAATCCACTTGGACGAATGGATGCGTTTAATTTCACCCAAATAGCTGATGACAACATAACCGTACAAAGTTCTAACTACAATCGTTTACAAGGGACGAGGACAAGTTTAGGGATTACATTCAATACTTACTCACACGAAAGAAGTAACTTCTTTAATTCGTCAAAACAAAAATACACTCTTAACAGTGGATATGTGAATAGCGAAACAAGTCTATGGCTTAAAGAGTTAGTTCAATCGCCTTTAATTTATATGATTATCGGAGGGCAGTTTGTAGCGGTCAACATCTTAACTACTGAATACCAAGCTAAGAGTACGATAAAAGAAAAACTATTTAACGTGACTATGGAAGTTGAGTTGAGTGCTGATACTAAAAGACAAAGACTATGAGAAACGAACTCGTAATAGGTGGATATTCAATAGACACCATTGAAGACATAGACATCAACATAACTAAAGAGGTCTACAACATAGATGACCCAAGCAAACGTCAATCAGACTTTAGTAAGTCAGTCGACATCCCTGGCAGTAAGTTAAACGATTTTGTTTTTAAGTCTTTGTTCGATGTATCGTTTAGTATAAGAAACTCAGACCAACTCAACCCCGACTTCAACCCAAGCAAGAAGGCATCTTGCGTTTACTATCAAGACACACTCCAACAAATAAGTGGATATTGTCAGTTAAACGAGATTAAGGTTTTAAACAATGACCAAGTAACTTACTCGATAACTATCTACGGGAAGAATATTGACATCTTTTCAAGGCTGACCGATAAGACCTTAAACGATTTAACCACTTTAGGAACTGCAACATGGAATGATACTGAGATTGTTAATTCATGGACTGCAACCTTTGACCCGACAATTAAACTTACTTATCCTTTGTTAGATGTTGGTTTAGATAAGTTCGGTTTCAATGGAGATGCTTCTACTTTAATAAGTCATAACTACAATAGTTTTAAGCCTTTTATTTATGTCGGGCATATAATCAACGCAATCTTTGAAGAGGCTGAAGTACCCTTAGAGGTTGCAAGTTTTTTTAATACCGCACAATTCCAAAAGTTAATAATTCAATGTGATATTACTAAGTTTCAACAAAACCAAACACTTGTAGATACAACATTAGTAACGGCTTCAAGAAATGCAACTCAAACAATCACTCCCGTAGCGACAAGCAGTAGTAATGACCTATCGGCTATTTGGGCAAAGCAAATACAATGGAATATAGAAACCACTGACCCTGCAAATCAATTTGATACTACAACGGGGACTTTTACAATGGTTGAAAATGCCATTACTAATTTTGAGGTAAACTTTACGGGCAACATAACTAAAGTAAATGCAACGGCAGGGACTCAACAATTCTTAATAATACGAAGAAGGGGTGCAGATTATAAATTGATAGGGGCGAAAAGCACCGTTGTAAGTGGTTCAGGTGCGCAAACTTGTAACTTTACTATTCCCGTTGATTCAAAGATTTTACTTACGGGTGATGAAGTCCGAGTTTGTATGGGTGGATTTATGGTCGGAGGTACTTTTGATAATACTCAAGTCACTAATTACATTATAAATAGTTCGGGCAACTCATTTAAACAATTCCAAGACGGGCAAATAAACTACGGGCAAACATTTAACATCTACGATATTCTACCACGAATGTAGCAAACCGACTTCTTGATGGGTATTAT